GGACCTAATGCTTGGACGTCTGCGTTTAACCTATCAGATGAACCCCAGTATTCGCGCCAATCGCTTTCTACTGTGCTTCTTCTTTTGAGTTTTTTGCCTTTAAGTGGGGGTTTAGTACGTTTGAATTGTGCTAATTTCTTGCCTATGTACTTTTGTCCGGTAGTTGTGTTGGTGATGAGATAAACAAAGCCAATGTAGCCTTCTGGTATTTCGTTTACTGGTTGATTTTGATAAGTCCATTGCACTCACTTAGTTACCTTGGGTGGTCGACCTACCATGCCTTTTCTGGATTTTTTACGTTCTTCTCTTTTTTCTTGTATTTCTACACGCCTAATTGATGCTTCATTGCGTATTTCTGACAGCCAATGTCGTGCCTTGATGCCTGCTTCGTCTGAGCCTCTGTGTTCAAATCTAGTTTGCCACTTAAAATATTCCTGAAAAGCAGCAATCATCTTATCATGCGCTTCTGTTGTCAAGCAACAATCTCCACATCATTTGAATAACTGGTAAAACCGTTTTCCTTAATGACTTTTAACACGTGATTAACACGACTGGCTAGGTCATCTCTGTGCGATATCAAGAATACATTTTTATCTCTTTCTCGAGTCATTTTCTTTAACACAGCAATAGACGCCTCAACACCGTTGGCATCCATACCAGAGTCTACTAGTTCGTCAATAAACAACAGGTTAATGCTGTGATATAAATTTTCCCATACATCACGGAACGCCCACGATAAGGATAGGATCAGACGATTGCGTTCACCTCTACTGAGATTGTCAAAGTCCAAGTCTTGCCCAAGTTGTGTAATAATCACTGTTAGATCGTTTTGAAATTCCACAATATGCGGCAGTCCAATCTTGTCAAGATAATAGGTCAGTCGCTGATTTAAAAAGGCCAAGTTTTGATCAATGATACGTTTGCGTATAAAAGAATCTTTGTTTGTCAACAACTTGTACAGGAATTCTTGATGTTCTTTGATACGAACTAGACTGTTTACAGTATTCCATTCTATTTCTTGTACTGCTGTATTTTTTAATTCTTCAATTTGTTCTTGATAAGGATTGGTTTCTGCATCCTTGATAACAAGATCACGTTCTAAACCGTCGAGTGTGTTTTTGTGATTCAATGCTTGTTCTAGACTGTCATAGGTAACAGAAGGACATGCTTCGACCACGCCCAGCGAATCTAGTGCTGCTTTGAGATCAGTTAATTCTGTTTGATGTACAGCAACTCCATCTGTAAATTCTGTGACCTGTCGGGCTTTTGCAGTCATCATAGTTTCATGTTTTTCATCGTGCAGATCTTGTCCGCAACTGTGACACTTGTGTTCTGCAAGCGATACTAACTCTGCCTGTGCTTTTTCTAAACTGCGCTGCTCTCTTTCTAGAGCCGCAGTCTGTTTGGCAATCAAGGATACGACCGCACTGCGGTCTTTCTGATTTTTGTTCCACTCAACTAGTGCTCGTTGATTTGCAATTTCCACATCGATGTCAATGTCAAGTAGCCGTTCAATGGCCTTGCTTAGATTGGCTAGTGATGTTTCCTTTTGTTCGTCCCAAATTTTAAGTTTGCGTTCAAGAGCATCAATGCTCTGTTGAATACGATCATTGGAAATTTTAATAGTTTCGATCTTGGTATTTTCAGAATTGATACTGTCTTTGCTGATGCGTATTGCTTCTTTGAGAGATTCAGCCTTTTCACTGAGTTGAGTAATGCCTAATAGCTGTTCAATAATTGCACGTTGATCAGCTGCTTTCATGCTAAGAAACGGTTCTGTGTAAGTGTTCAGTGCCACAAGATGCTTAAACATATCGTGGCTCATACCAAACACTTCTTCAATGGCTTTTTGTGTTTCTCTACTATCACCTTGACTTTCGTCTTGATCGTCGGATTTCATTTCTGAACCGTTGATAGTGAATTTTAACACATTAGGTTTACGACCTCGCTCGATGTGATAGGTAGTTCCGTCCTTTTCAAAAGACATTGTGACCAACATGCCTTTGCTGTTGATCTTGTTAACAAGATTGTCTTTCTTGATGTTGGTTAGGGCGTTGCCGTAGATAGCATAGCTAAGGCCGTTAATAATTGTGGTCTTACCAGTACCGTTACGAGCACCGCTGTCGTCACCACCTAAGTCCAAGTTCTCGCCTAAGACCAAAGTCAGTTGCCCTTTGTCAAAATCAATAGCCTGAGTTTGATTGCCCACGCTCATGAAATTACGCACGGTTAAATTTTGAATTTTTATCATAGGTTGCTGTAGATGCTCAATAGCATATTTTTATCGTAGGAGTCACTGTCAATGGCAGATATTTGATTGATAACAATAGTATCAACACTTTCAAAGTTAATATCGATAGGAACCTGATTGGATTCTACTTCTACCTTTTCTGGTATTAGCATGAGTTCACGCAGTTTATACTGCGGAATAAATTGTTCTTTGATAAAGTTTGCTTCTTCAAAGCTGATAGGCAAGTCGATGGTAACACGACAATGCATCTTTTCACGCAACAGTTTATCTGGAGAGTCAATGATCTGACTGAGTTTATAGGTACGATAAACTGGTTGTCCTGGCCAGGTTTTATATTCTGGCTTGCCGCCCCATTCTAAAATCATCATGCCACGTTCATCATCACCGCTGTCTGCATAATTATGCGGAAACGCATTGCCAATGTATACAATATTGCCGCCTTGCTGACGCTTGTGAAAGTGGCCAGTAAACACATATTCTTGGTTGACAAAGTGTGAACGCTGAACTGTTCCGTGATCAGGCATCTGCACCATGGCGTTCATATAAAAACTAGGTAACTCCAAATGTCCAAACAAATACCTGCTCTTGATGTTGGGAATAGTTTTCCATTCGTCTTCAACCAGCCAAGGCATAATAGTAACATCGCCTAGAGTTAGCGTTTCTTTAATAGGCACAATGTTAGGGAACAATCGCATAAACTCAATAGAGTTAATTTCACGTTTGTCTTTGTAGAACAAGTCGTGATTGCCTAGAATGAAATATACTTTCTCAAACGACTGACTTAGTTTTTCTAAGTTTGACACAGTATAATTCATAGTACTCACATCAGTGGTACTGCGATTGTGGTGCCAGTCACCTAGAAAGATTGCAGTTTCGCAACCTTGTGCCTTGGCAGTATCACAAAACCAAGTGACAAAATCTTCGCAATCTTGATTGTGAGTTCTGCTACCAGATTTTAATCCGAAATGAATATCAGTGAAACAGGCTACTTTTTTGAATAATGACATAGAATCTCCTTAGTTATTGTAACACATTTACAACAGCTAGGTCAATCCCAATCACTACCATCTACAGATCCAGTACTCACAGCACCGCCTCCACCGCCACCGCTTGACGCATTTTGTCTAGTCCAACTGGGATTCATTCCGTTGATTTCTAAAATATCGTCACGAATATTTTGATTGCGTTTTTCAATGTTGATGATTCTAACAAATGAATTGGTAACTGCGGCCGTATAGTAGGCAAAGGGATTGTCGGATTTTGATTCATCAAACTGTAGACCAATTTGTGTTAGCTGTAGAATGGCCTGACCACGCATTTCATCGTTGTAGGTGTAACCTCGAACGTTACCTCTTGTAGCATATCGCTCGCATAGTTTTAAAAACATACGAGCTAGATTGTTGGTCATTTTTCCGTGTTCTTTATTAAAAGCGCCATTTATTAAATCGCCCTTCCAGTGGCTTTTACCTACACACACCAAGTTATTGCTGTCATCAAACTTCCAATGTTGGAAAGGAGGAAAGTTTACTTTGTCGTGACTGTCAGCAGTATTCTTCAAGGTCTTTTTACGACCAGGAGCCAGGGGAATATGATCAAACGTCATTATTCTAAATACAAGATCACTTTTTGCCACTTTCTTGTAGTCAACTTCAAATTCTTTAGCAGGCATTTTTTTACCGCTTGCCAGCTGTGCCTGCTCTTGTGCAGACTTTGACAATTTGGCTGCTTTGTTTCTTTTGGCTTCTGCAATCGTGCGTATGTTGATCTTTGATAAATCAGGTACAATTAAATCATAATCTGCGTACTCGGGTTTTTCAAAATAACAGTAGGTATTTTTGCTTAAATGTATTTCTTTTAGTAAATCTTTATTAGTTAGGTACTTGATTTTAGGTACAGTAGTTATCATATGAGTTCTCCTATTACTTATATTATAGCACATTTTTTCAAGAATAAATAGAGTATACGGAGATTTATTATGCCATTGTCAATTAATCCGCAAGCAAAACTTATTGCATCAGTGTCTGAAGCTGTATCCTCGGTTACAAATTCAGCCAATGTTTCTGCAGTAGGGGAACAGTTTGCTTCGCTCAAAGCTGATTTAGATACAAAAGTAGGTCAACTTGGAGGAGCGTTAAACAGCGGTGTAGGTCCTCTTGGCGGCGTGACCGGTGATCTTCAAAGCGGTGCTAATCAAATTGCTGGATTTGCAAAAACAGCGTTAGGCAATGTGGCAAATCTTGCACAGAGTCTACCTAGTGCAGGAGACCTAGCAAATCGAGCTGCTGACATTGGAGCCAGTATCAGCAAACTAGGATTGTCAGCAGGTGGTCTCGGGTCTGGATTACAGTCACTGGCTACTTCAATTTCCAGCGCCGCTGGCGCTCTTAACAATATACTCAGTCTAGGCCGAGCAAAAAACTTGCCCAGTGGAGGTGAAATTTTTAAACAACAAGGGGCTTTTGTAGCAATTCAACCTGGGACTGCCGATGATTGGCGTGTGAGAATAAATTGCAATTTTGGATTGTTTGGTCAAGGTACGTTTGAAAGATTGGAAAGTACCAACGGTGTAGTATGGCCCTACACTCCCAGCGTCACAGTGTCCTCTAAAGCAAATTATACACCAATCGATCCTGTACATAGCAATCAACCCTTTCAGGCATATAAAAACAGTCAAATAGATGATATCACAATCACTGGAGAGTTTTCTGCAGAAACTGCAACAGATGCAGAGTATTGGATTGAAGCAACAACATTTTTTAAAACAGCAACCAAGATGTGGTTTGGTTCAGGGGACAACGTTGGAAATCCGCCAGTTATCTGTAATCTTTCTGGATATGGATCAAGAGTATTCAACAGTGTTCCAGTTATTATAAAATCGTTCAGCGTAACGCTGCCTCCAGAAGTCAATTATATCAAATGCACTAGGTATAATGCTTCATCAACTTGGGTTCCCGTATTAAGTGAAATTTCAGTAACAGTATCACCGATTTATAATAGAACAAAGCTTCGAGAGTTTAACTTAAAAAATTATGCCAACGGTTCAATTGTAGGAAGTATCTAAATGGCCGAGTATAAAAGATCTTCTCCTTGGGCCAATACACCACAAAACAATCTCTATCTTGAATTGTTAGAAATACGTCCAGTTCCGGCAGAACCTGACGATTTCTTGTATGCCATTGAAGGACAGTACAGACATAGGCCCGACCTTTTGGCCTATGACCTTTATGGAGATCCTAAATTATGGTGGGTGTTTGCTCAACGCAATATGGACGTAATTAGAGATCCTATCTATGATTTTGAACCAGGAAGAAAAATTTTTTGCCCTAAGAAATCAAATCTTCAAAAGTATCTAGGAGTATGATATGATTCCTCAAAATATAGCAAAGATAATCACATCCGCTCAAAACATAGGTGCCACAGTCAACACAACCAAAGAGTCAGGAGACAATTCTGCGTCGGCTTCGCCAGCAGGAGCAGCAGCCGCAGGTGGTCCGCCGTATGCCAATCCTTTACACAAGTTTGCCAGCTATGTGCCGTTGTGGAGTATGGCCTGCCTTACACCTAAGCAGTTCAATGATCCTACATCATACAGAAAAAATCCATCCATATGGTTAAACGATTCTTATAACGGTAAAACAGGTGCCAAAACTCAATCATCTATAATTTTTGCATCTGCTGGCAGATTTGGAGGTAACCGTACAAATACAGTAAACGGCTCTCCTGAATATTATGTAGATAATTTTCAAATGCATACTGTTGTTGCTGCCTCAGAAAAAACTGGAAACACCAATGCTGTGTCATTTAGTTTTGATATATATGAGCCCTATAGTATGGGACTGCTGTTGCAGAGCATGCAGGTAGCTGCTATAAATGCTGGATATGCCAGTTATCTAGATAATGCTCCCTATCTTCTAAAACTTGAATTTTTAGGATTCACAGACGACGGTAATGTTTTTGCCAGCACCGATCAGCTAGCAAGATATTGGACGGTAAAATTTAAAAAAGTAAAATTCAGTGTAAATGAAGGCGGCAGCAATTACAAATGCGAATGTATACCTTATAGTCATCAGGGATTTTCAAATACTCTAAATCAGTCATTTTCGGATATTGCTATTGTTGGAGATACTCTAAAAGAACTGTTAGCAGCTGGCCCTAGAAGTCTAGTTTCAGTGCTTAATGAAAGAGAAATAAACTCTGTAAAAAAACAAGGTGGAATTCCCAACAAGTATTTGATAGTTTTTCCTACTGATCCCAGTGACAATGTTGGACTTGATCCTGAATTAGGAACTTCCCTAGACAAAGCCTCTGCGCCCCCGTCTCAAATTAAAAATCAAGATATTGGATCTAATTCAAAAGAATCTTCAAATTTTGGAGAAGGCCCACTAGGCATAGATAAAAATTCCATGGGATTCACTGTAAACTCTGGCGGAACATATGTAAGCAGTCTAGAAGGTGATGTACGAGATGAAAAAACAGGACTAGTTCAGCGCAATAAAATGACCATTGATCCTAGTGTTAGAGAATTTAAATTTGCACAGGGGCAATCGTTAACTGATATTATAACTCAATGTGTTTTAAGCAGTAACTATGCTAAAAATGCCATTGTTGAAAAAAACATAAATCCCAGTACTGGAGAAATTGAGTGGTTTAGAATTGATGTTCAAATACAGCTATTAGATTTTGACATCACACGCAATGAGTACGCTAAAAGGATAATCTTTAGAGTGTTACCATTTAAAGTTCACAGTGATATTTTAAAAAATCCCACTGCCGCTTCACCTGGACTTTCACAACTTAAAAAAATCATTGCCAAGCAGTACGATTACATATACACCGGATTAAACCTTGATGTTTTAAAGTTTGACATAGACATAGACAATATGTTTTACACAGGCCGCCCTATTTCTCCTCCGGAGCAGACTGCAACCAATCAAAGCAAAGATACCAATGAGTCTGGGAAAGAAAAAACCAATAAAGCAGAACTACAGACTGGAAGCAAACCAGAAACTGCCTCGTCGGTCACTGGAAGTAAGTCAGTTAAACCAGACGAAGCAGCCGGACTACCGCCAATTTCGGGCGGATCAGGAGATGTAAGTACCGAAAGAAGAGTAGCAGATACTTTTCAAAATGCATTTTTAAATAATTCTGCAGATCTTATCAACTTAACTATTGATATTCTAGGAGATCCATTTTGGTTAGTTGATACTGGACTAGGCAATTATCTTGCACCCAAAGGACCTTCCTCGCAAGTTAACGGTGATCTCACAATGAATTATGAAGGCAGTGATGTTTATGTTTATGTTACTTTTAGAACACCTATAGAACCAAATTTAGGCACTACTGGCCAAGGTGGTCTATGGAATTTCCCCAAAGGCGAAATAGTAAGTCCATTCAGCGGAATTTATAAAGTAGTCAGCTGTGGTCACAAATTTAGTGCTGGAACTTTTCAACAGACTTTAAAATTAATTAGGATGACTGGACAGCCTCAGTCCTATGAAGGACAAAGTAATATAAGCAAATCTCAAGTGTTGTTGTATACATTAAAAGAACAAAAAGATGTGTCATCTGTTGTTGATGCTGCTATAGCAGCCGGAGCATAAATTGTCTACTGAAAAAAGATTAGGTAATACTAGAAAAAGAGACATGGGCGCAGGGTTATACCTGGCCAGGGTAATCAGTCACCTTGACCCAGCATTTATGGGAGGCCTCCAAGTCACACTGTTAAGAAGAGACGGAAACATAATAGGTGATGTAAATCAAACCTATTCGGTAATGTTTGCCAGCCCATTTTATGGCTCAACAGCCTATGAATTTATGGGGCAAAACAAAACAGATTTTAATGACACACAAAAAAGTTACGGGATGTGGTTTATTCCACCGGACGTTGGAGTAACTGTTCTTGTGGCATTTGTAGACGGTGATCCCGCACAGGGATATTGGATCAGTTGTGTGCCAGGTAGATTTACCAATAATATGATTCCAGCAATTGGTGCATCTACAGATGTTGATCTTTCTGACAGTGATAAAGAAAAATTTGATACAAAACAACCACTGCCAGTAGGAGAAATAAACAGAGCCGCCAACGCCCTTGACAAGAACATGGCGGTAGATAAAATAAAAACACCAGTGCATCCTATAGCTGATAGATTTCTAGAACAGGGACTATTAGAGGACGACATTAGAGGCGCAACAACATCTACTTCTAGAAGATCCGTACCAAACATGGTGTTTGGCATAAGCACTCCAGGCCCATTAGATCGCCGTCCAGGAGCATTGAAAAAAAGTATAGGTACAAAACAAAGTCAAAGTCCTGCTCCGGTGTTTGTGAGTAGACTAGGCGGAACCCAATTAGTATTTGATGACGGCGACGATCAGTATCAAAGAAAAAAACCTGCAGGAGAAGGTCCTAGAGAATATGCAGATACTCTTGAAGGAGAAAAAGGCGAGCCTACAATTCCTGCTAATGAATATTTTCGAGTACGCACTCGTACCGGACACCAGTTGTTGCTTCACAATACAGAAGATTTAATCTATATTGCCAACTCCAAAGGCACAGCCTGGATAGAACTAACCAGCAACGGTAAAATAGACATTTATGCAAAAGATTCTGTGTCTATTCACACTGAAAATGATTTGAATATACGAGCTGATAGAGATATCAATTTTGAAGCTGGCAGAAATATCAATATGCGAGCAGCCTCTGGACGACTACAAGCCGATATAGCTACAGATTTTTTAATCACTGCTGGCAAAGACGGGAAACTTACTATAGGTGCTGAATACGAACACGTTGTTGGGGCTAACACCAAAATAACCAGCTCGGGAAATTTTGATATTAATTCAGGCGGTAATTTTAAAAATACAGC